GTATTATTTTTAATATAGATCAAGCAAATATAATCCGTATCTTAGTTGTCTTCGGTAGGGTAAGTAAAAAATGGGGATTACCCAAAGGAGGCTTGGAAGATAAGGAAACATATGAAGAATGTGCTTTGAGAGAAATTAAAGAAGAAACTGGCTTATCATATACTAAAAAAGATTTAAATGATAGAATTAAAATTCATAGTACATACTATTTTATGATAGCTAAGAATAATCGTAAAATAGAACGAGGACCAATTGATACTCGTGAAATAGCCGCAATTAAATGGATACGTTTACAAGATATATCTATTTTAAATAGTAGAAAACAAGTAAATAGGGAATTAAGAGATTTAACTTCTAAATTTAAATCTAAAATTAAAAAACATATTAATGAAAAAACATATAAACAATTAGTTTCCAGTTTTTTAATTTAAAAATAATTTAAATATTAGCACTTTTTTGATTTACATTTAATGATTTGTGGTAATCCACTTTTAAGTTTTTTACCAGAATATCTATATCCTTTTCTTAATCTACCAACATTACCCCCTGTTTGGATAATACCTTGATGTTTTCTTACTTTTTTACCTCCTGACATATGTGTAGTTTGAGCATAACCAAATAGATTTGGATCACTAACATCATATACAGCAATAAAACCTCCCCTTCTAGTATTACAAGGAAAATTTATAGACTCACCATTTTTTATGTCAATGAACTTTTTCGCATAATCTAGACTCCATTTATATTTAGGATCGGCTACTTGTCGTAATCTTGTATAAGAATTCTTTGGATGGGTCACAATATTATCTTGTATATACTTACTTTGTATATAACCAAGTATGTATATATCTGTATTAGGAAGTTTATATTCAACTAACTGAAAATTTTTACCATTGCTATTAATTACTTGACCACAAACAAAATTTAAACTAGTTTTATTATTTATAGTATTTGTACTTTCTACTACTTTGCTTATATCATTTGGGGTTTTTATATCCATACTTACTTGTAAGTAATAGTTATCATTCTTATTATATCTTATAGATTTAGGTGCTGAAGTCTGTATTTTAACTTTACCAAGTGATTTTTTAGGACTAGAATCACCAAGTTCAGCATAGATCCAAGCATGATCGGAACTTGGATAGGCACCCTCCCCTGAAGTGTAATTGTTGAAAAGACCTTTAGAATCTAATATATGATCACTTGGTCGGAAATGGCGACGACTCGCGTCATTACTACAACAAGTAGATGGTCTTGGGAATCTTTTATTGTATAATTGTATATTATTCAAAGTTATTGATTGATTACCCGTATTTGTAATATCTCTATTAAAATCACCTGCCATAATATATCTATCCATTCGTGTTAGCCATCTGCCACAACTTTTCTCAATCGGTCCTGATATATTCAAACTGTCATTCTGAGAAAAGTGTCCAGCATGAATATTAATAAATGCAATATTTTCTTTAGTTATATTAGATTGAACAAATATCGCAAGAAATGGTCTTCCAATTCCTGGAAGAGCACCACCACATGGTTTGGTTAGAAGTGTATATTTTTTTTTACTTACATAAACTTTCATAGAAGCAACACTTTCTGTATGATTGAATATGTAATAATCGTTTGGTGAGATTCTTAATATAGCATCCCATTGGTTTGTTATATCAATCAAATTACTGGGATCAAAATCCGTAGCACCTGGTGGAGGAACCTGAAAAGGAACTTCTTGTAAAGCAATAAAATCAAGAGATTGTTTAGACTTAATTACTCCTGCTATATTAGATCTACATTTATCAACATCTTTTCGGCATTTTTTTACGATATCAGTAATAGAAGGTTTAATCATTGGACTTCTTTTAAAATCACCATCTCTGTGAGGTTTAGTTGTTTCCCAAGAAATATTATAAGTTAATACTTTAATATTATTTGATTTACTTTTATTTGTTTTAGCAACTGAAGTCATAATTATATATTAATCATTAATATAATTATTTAATATAATTATTAATATAATTATTAATATAATTATTGAATAAGGATTCAAATATAATTTATATATATATTAGAATTTCTATATGATATTTAATTGTATTCCAGATTACTATTTACAAAAAAGAAATAATAAAAATACTGAATTATATTCATTGAAAGGAAAAACATTTAGGGCAAAAGTCGTTGATGTTTATGATGGTGATACAATTACTGTTGTATTTAAACTTGATGGAAAATATGTTAAATATAAAATAAGAATGTATGGATATGATTCACCAGAAATGAAACCATCTAAAAAATTATCTAATCGTAAAGATATCATAGCAAATGCTAAATATGCTAAATTGAAACTATCCAATAAAATTTTAAATAAAACTGTTATTTTACAATGTTTAGATTGGGATAAATATGGACGATTACTAGCAACCGTATTTTTACAATATTCAAGATATTTTGTTTGTACAACAGATGAAAACATTAATAATTGGATGGTCGAAGAAGGATTAGGAAAACTTTATTTTGGTGGAAAAAAAGAATAAATCTGTTATATATATATAATGAATAAATATTATATTTGTAAATTGCATAAAAATGAATATAAAATTTTAAAGAAAAATCCACATTGTATTCAATATTTTTGCGAAATTGATAGAATACAAAAAAGTGTATGGCCTTTAAATAAAATGTATATAAAGAGAAGAACAAAATACAATCATTTTTATTATTATTCTAAAGAAAGAAAAGGAAAAAAAATTAAAGAAGAAAATTTACCAAATGTTTCATTTAAAGATTTTAAAAGAAAAAAAATTTTTAAAACTACTGATGATATAAAAAAAAATGCTACTACTTATACACCAAGAGGGCAGAGACCATCAACAACAATTCATTTAGGGCAATTAAAATTATCACTTTCAACAATTCAATTTCTTCTTTATTATGCTCCAAAAGATAAAGACGTTCATATTATATATCCCGGTTCAGCACACGGATATAACATTCAATTTTTAACTACATTATTTCCTCAATGCAAATGGCATTTAATTGATCCTGGTAAATTTTATAAAAAATTATATAAAAATCAAAATATTGTAGATATTAAAAATACATTATTCACGGATGATTTAGTAGAACAAAAGAACTTGAAGATAAATATAAATTACTTATTTCTGATATTAGACTTAATCCAAGTGATGAAGATGTTGACAGAGATAATAAATTACAAGAATCTTGGGTTAAAAATTTTAAACCTCACTATGCACAATTAAAATGGAGAGTTCCTAGACATAAAGGAAATAAATATAAATATTTTGATGGTATCAATTATTTACAAATGTTTGCTCCACCAGCTAGTACTGAAACTCGTTTAGTTGTAAAAGCAAACGGAAAAATTAAAACTAAAACTTGGGATTATGAAGAAGAAGATAATATAATGTATTATTTTAATCGTATTTTAAAACCATCATATTATAAAACTAATATTAAACATAAATGTACTGATCATTGCCATGATTGTGTTGCTATGATTAACTTATTAATAGAATATAAAGAAAAATATCCTGAAAATAAATTTTCAAAACAATCTATTACCAAAATGGTAGAACAATTATTTAATGAAATCCAGAATGTAAAACTAAGAATATGTAATGATTTCAAAAAAACATTGAAAAATCTTAAGTAAATTTAAAATTGATATTTAATATACTGATATTAAATTAAAGATATATGTCGAAAAAAGAAATTAGTAAAACAACTTCTATAATCTCTGGTGGTATTGCTGGATGTATTGCTAGAACAGCAACTAGTCCAATAGAAGTTGTTAAAATTTTGAAACAAACTGGCAAGTATCAAAATCTTAACTTTTTACAATGTATGAAAAATATTAATTATAATGAAGGATTTAGAGGATTTTTCAGAGGTAATGGAACATGTTTGGTTAGAACTTTGCCATACTCTGCTATTCAATTTCTAACATTTGAACAAACAAATGCTTATTTCAATAGAAATAATTATTTCACTAAGAATATTCAATATTTAAGTTCGGGTGCTCTAGCAGGTTTTACATCATTAACTTTTACATATCCACTTGAACTCATTAGAACTAGATTAACAGTACAGTCTAAAAATCAAAAAAATTATACTGGGATTTGGAATGCCTGTACTACTATCACACGAAATGAAGGACCAAGCGCATTATTTAAAGGTTATGGTATGAGTTGTATTGGATTTATACCATACTTGAGTATAAACTTTTATGTATTTAATTACTTGAAAGATAGAACAAATAAATATGGTAACCCATTAATTAATTTAACTAATGGTTGTATTGCTGGAACAACTGCTATTTCTATAACTTATCCTACCGATTTAATTAGAAGAAAATTACAAATGGATAAAAGTACTAGACCAAATATGATTAGTTGCGTAAAAAATATTTATAAAACACAAGGTATTCATGGATTTTATAAAGGTTATTTAACAGGAATTGGAAAGGTAACTCCTATGTCTGGAATTACTTTTATGTCATATGAAATTTTAAAAAAATTTATAATTGAAAATAAATTAAACTAATAAAAATATTAATAATATAGAGTAAATGAATCATGTTTACCGATGAAATACCAAGTCATTCCTTCTGTCGGAGATGGGTAAAGGCAGATTCGATTGGTGCTTTAAAATATTGGAACTCTACATTAAAAGAAGGATGGATACAAATGTATAGTCTAGATAAAAAATGTTATACACGTTTTTCAGTCCAAATTTGTTACGAAGAATTAGATAAAAGCGATTTATTATTTATAAAATACTTTCTAAATAATACTAGAACTCATTACAAAGGACCTACAAAAATGATTGCTTTTTATTCGCCTGATATTACTATTACAGAAACTGATGTACATAGTATTATTATATTTCAAATTAAGAATATTTTCATAATTAATGGCAATCAACCACTAGCTAATAACTCTAATATTACTTTTAAATACGATATAAAAAAAGATACTATTTCAACTATATTCACAGAATTTGCTAAAGACTTTTTAGAAGATACTTCTTCTATTTCACTCAATTTTTGTAAAAAAATGGGAAAGGAAATTAGTAAAGTATTTCATAAATGGATGCTTAGTAAAAGTGATGATGAAATAGAAACAATCGTAATTTAAAATTGAATTATATTATATATAATTGAAATACAAAATATGAAAACTCTACAATCACTTAGAAGTATGGATAAAGATGTTATTCACCATTTGGATAAACAGAGGAAAAAACTAGAAGGTGAAAATAAAACTTTGAAAAACAAGATCAAGAATATTACTACAAATAATCACAAACTTGTAGAAATGGCACAGTATTACAAAGAAAACTATGAAACTCAAAAAAAATTATATAAAAATATGGAAGAAAGTTACCAAAAAGAGATTGAAATTCTGAAAAGAATGTATTCTCGTTTGGGGCAAGGACGACAACATCTTTATCCAAAAACAGACGTTAAATATAAAAATGTTGAAAAACAACCCAGTGTCTTTAAATAATTATCTTATTATATTTACAGTCCCTACTTAAATTTAATAAAATAATTTACCAAATAAAAACTTTACATGCCCCCACGAAGTCTTAGAACAAGATGAATAGTTGACTCTTTTTGAATATTATAATCACCAAGAGTTCGACCATCTTCTAATTGTTTACCAGCAAAAATTAAACGCTGTTGATCAGGTGGAATTCCTTCCTTGTCCTGAATTTTAGATTTAACATTAGTAATAGTATCACTTGATTCAACATCTAGAGTAATAGTTTTACCAGTCAATGTTTTGACAAAAATCTGCATACCCCCACGAAGTCGTAGAACTAAATGAAGAGTAGATTCCTTCTGGATATTATAATCCGCAAGAGTTCGTCCATCCTCTAATTGCTTACCAGCAAAAATTAAACGCTGTTGATCAGGTGGAATTCCTTCCTTGTCCTGAATTTTTGCTTTAACATTTGCAATAGTATCACTAGATTCCACATCTAGAGTAATAGTTTTACCAGTTAGTGTTTTTACAAAAATCTGCATTGAAGTAGTATTTGTTTCACTCATAATTTTTATTATTGTTTATATACAATATCTTTTATTCAATTTCAATTTTATTTTTTCAATATTTTTTATTAGGTTTTTATTCTTTTTTTTAAACAAGAATCTAACGATTTTTGTATTGAAGCAATATGCTGGAAACAACATATCTGCTCGTTTGAATTTTTTGTATTGAAACTACTAATTTCATTATTCTTTATAGAATATTTAATTACAACATCACAAGTTTTACACTTAGTAATATTTGTATCTTGTATTTTTAACATTTTCATAGCATCGATAATTTTTGATTCGTTCATTGTATTATTTATTACTTTTAGTATTTATTACTTTAAGTATTTATTATTTTAAGTATTTATTATTTTTAATGTATAATAGTTCAATTTTAATTATATATTGTAGAAATATAATAAAAAATATAATTTTATTTAATTATATATTGTAGAAATATAATAAAAAATATAATTTTATAATTATATGATCATATGCTAAAAGTTGATAAAATTATCAAAAATATTCAAGACTTACAAGATAATATGACAACCTATATTCATACAAGACTTACTATGGCACAAAGAGTAGGTTCTAAAATAAAAGATGATCTAGCACCAGTTTTAGAACCACTTGAAGATTATTTAAAAATATATATTGAAGAAGTAAAGAAAAATATTCTACCAAATGATAGCAAATATAAATACATTATTTGCCTAATTCATATTATACATATTATCGGAGTTCTAATGTTTATACTTTTTGGATTTTTTATGCCACCTAGATTACAATTATATGTTGCTATGTTTTATATTCTAACTATCATCACATGGATAATATTTGGAAAATGTGTTTTAGTTATGCTTACTAATTATATTGGGGGTACTAATAATGACTATTTATTTCCGTTTAGATGGAAAACTTTGTATCTTGGTTGTAGCACTCTTATCTTTTTATCATTAATTTTTTATATTATACCAAATATATCACCTTTCAATTTATTACTTGTATTAGATAATTATTCGAAAAAAACATTAAATTATATGAAAAATATATATACAAATATTTCTTTCTAAAATAGAAAGAAAATCAAATTGGTATTAATAAAAATAGTAAAACATAGAACGCTTGAGTTATATAAGGTTTTGCCTTAACAAATCCAAATATTATACCTATTAAAGCAGCTATCAGTAATAATATAGTCAATATTATTAGTGTTAATAAAAATACAGTAAATCCTTTTAATCTTTTACCTGTTATTGATTTTTGTAATTTACATAAATTTTCTCTAGATATTCTTCTAACTTTTTCATCTTTAGAATTTATTGTATAATGAAAATGAGACCATGGATAAAAAAATAATTGCCTCCACAAAATATGATCTGTAAAAAATAATTTATTTAAATTTGGCCTACAACCAATTAAATCAGCAATTTCATCACTATAAATATATGGATTTATCAAATAATTTAATCGTTCATTATTAATATTAATATTATATTGTTCTTTATCTTTTATCATTTCTTCTTTACTTGGTAAAGAAACTACATCTGAATATACTTTACTAATTAAACGGGCTTGTAATTCAGAAATTGAAGATAATGATGTTATTATTGGTCTAGCAAAACCACAATACGATAAAGATGTATCATTTTGATTAAAAATTAATTTATAATTACGCTTATCTGTATTAATATCTGGCAAAAGTTTTACTAAATGTGTATTTTGATATCCAGTACATAAAATTATATAATCTACTTCGACTGTCTTATCATTAAATAAAATTTCATTCTTATCAATTTTAAGCACTTTACCACAAGGCTCAATTTTCCCTTTTGCTACCCACATTAAATGTTCTCTACCCTTTGTGATAAAACTATTAAAATAATTAGTATTAGGTTCCCAAACTTTAATACTACTTCCACCTCTTCCCCAAAGATATTCTTTCATATAACTAATTATATGAGCAACTGGACTACACCAAACACTTTTAAAAAAACGATTAAATAATAAATCAATTAATACCTCACCTTCTTTCTTTTCTTGAAACCATTGCCCATTTCTAATTGACATATATATCTTTTCATTATTTGGAGATAAATCACAAGCAATATCATGAGCCGCTTCTCCACCACCAATTATTAATACTTTTTTATCTTTTATTTCTTCTCTACGTATTCCAAAATTATGACTATGAATAATTTTATTTGGATCAATAAAATTTTCATACATTTTTTCTTGAGGAATTAACGGAACTTGATGAATACCTGTACAGATAATAACTTTATCAAAAATCTCTTTTATTTCTTTACCTTCTTTAATAATATATATATGCCATTTATCTTCTACTTTAACTACTTTTTCTATATATGTAGATAATTTTATATATTGTTCTAAATCAAAATGTTCTACATAATCTACTAAATGCTTATATATTAACTTATGATTAGGAAATTCAGGTGTATTCTCGGCAAAAGGATAATCAACTGGATGTAAAAATGATAAAGATGAAGAACTACATGTATTTTTATATATACTACTTGAACGTTCAGAATTATATTTCCATCTTCCACCAATTGAATCCATTCCTTCAAATAAGATACAGTTTAATTTTTCTTGAATACAATATTTTAGAGCATAAATTCCTGAAAACCCTCCACCAATTATTGCAACTTTTGTATCCATTTATTGTATAATTTATTCTACTAATAATAAAATAATGATTAAAACGACAAACATTTTAATAATAATGTTCTTGATATCATTATGAATAAATTATATTATTAATATTATATAATAGAATGTTTGGCTTATCACCTATTCAAATTAAAATGATAATTGCCGGAATTGTTGCATTATTATTCATTATAGTATTACTTTATCTTAATCCAACTGATATTGTGTTCGTTAAAGAATTTTTTGGAACAACTAATGAAACTAAAATTAATTGTTTAAATAAAAAACAAGCAGCAGAAGTATTTGGTAATCCTGCAAAATTTCCAATTATTAAAAAATTTAAAGAAAAAGAAACCATTCTTAGAACATGTTATGAAGGTTCCTTTTATAATATTAGTGATTTACAAAACAAAGCATTAAATTATTATAAAACTAGAGTTCAAAATTTTTCACAAAAAGAAATATCCTATCTTACTAAAAAAGTTGCCCAATTACAAAAACAAATTAATAAATTTAACGAAATAAATAATTTCAAATTTCCTGTCATGAAACAATGGAATTTCATTAAATTATCAAAATCTATGGATTGGGGATATCCATATACAATTGATAAATATATTGTATTACCATCAAATTTTACAGAGTGGGAAAATAATTCACTAGTAAGCACATTATTTCATGAACAATTCCATATTTATCAAAGAATGTATCCTAGACAATTTGAGAAATTCTATGATTTATTTGGATTTGAAAAAATTAAAGAACCTGTTATTCCTAAAAATATTACAAATAGATTAGTTACTAATCCAGATGCTCCTTACATTGATTACGCTTTTAAACTTGAAAATAATAAATACTTAGTTCCTTTCTTAATGTTAAATAGTTTAAATTTACATACTTCTAGAGGTCTTATTTACAATAAAAATAAAAAGGGGATACTTATACTAGAATCTTCTAATTTAATTGATCTTAAAAAATATGATTATTATTATTCTAAATTTTATAAAAGTAAACAACCTTATCATCCACATGAAATATTTGCTACTGTAGTTCAAAAATTCGTTTTTACAGGACTTAAATTTACAGAACAAGATACCAAACTTTATCGTAATTTTTTTAATACAAATTTAATACTTTTTCAAAAATTATAAATTCATATCATTTTTTTACTTAATTATCTGTTTTAATTTATTGTCATTACCATTTTCTACTACTAGTTTTCTTTTTTTTGACATCGTAAAATGTTTCAAATTACAACAAATTCCTCTATGTTGACATTTGAAAACAATATAATCACTCCCAATCAAATCATTTATATAATTATGGTATAATAGTCTGTGAACTGATACCTTTTTTCCTTTATATGAAATAGTAGCATAATTTTTTTTTAATTCCCCGCGATAAATACAACAATCACATGAATTAAAAATATTATCCCTCAAATATTTATCTATACGCTTAATATCATCGAATGTAAGTTTCCCGTAATTACCGAGTTTTTTAATATTTTTTCGTTGATTTTTTATTAAATTAATGAAAAGTGTATTTCGCATTTTTTCATCAAATATATCGTCCATAAAGTGTATACGATACTTTAAAGCAAGACATTTTTTTGAATTAGCAAATTATTTGTAAAATATAAAAAATTATTTTATTTATCACACTTAAACACGTAAGCAATCATTACATTTTGAATATTTATTACTTCATAAAAAAGGATCGCTATACTGGAAGGTTTCGCCTTTGGTAAGGGGTTCGAACTGTTTTTCGTATTCTTATTCAACTTTACGTATCAATAAAAATGAAAGAAAACGAAAGTAAATCAAAGTAAAATTAAAATTAAAACAATAATTTTAATATTGATATTTTATT